AGACCCCACGTTTCGGATACTGCTATCGCGCAGTAGCACGGGGGACGGACATGCAGCTTGCTCACGCCGGTATCGAGACGCCCGACGCGCTCAAGATCGCCGGGGTTGACCAGCGCGTGTGGCGGGCGGCGATGGACAAGGGCCACTACACCTGCGCGCCGCCGGCCGTTGGAAACAAGCGAGTATGGACCGTGGAAAGCATGATGTGCCTGACGTGGTTCGACGCGCTGTGCAAGGGCGGCATGCCGCGCCCGTTGGCGGGCGAGATGGCCGGCGCGCTGTCGGCCGCGATCGCCCGCGAGCCGGACGCCAAGGAATTGCAAGTCTGGGCCTGGGAGCGTGACGAGGAACGCGGCGGGTTGTGGATCGGCACCCAGCCGCCAGCGGAGGCGCCATCCGCGCAGGTGATTTTCGTCGTGCCGGTCTCGACGTGGCGCAGCAACGTCGCCGTCGCCATCGACAACTTCTATCGCCGCAGAGCGGCACGCAAAGGAAACAGGACATGAGCGCGCTCACCGACTTGCGGGAGCGCCGCGCCGCGCTCAAGGGCAAACTTGCTGATATGGACAAGGCAGCGGCCGGCGCGGCATTGGACAAGGCGACGCAGGCATCGTGGGACGAAACACGATCCCAGCTCGATGCTGCGGACGCCGAGTACGAACGCAAGGTGCAGCTCGCCGAGATTGACACGCGCAGCGTCGGCCGCGTGATCGGCGGCGGAGCCGGTGGCGCCGACAATCGTTGGAATGAGCTGCTGGCCGGCTACAGCATCTCGCGCGCCATCATGCACGCCGATGCGTCGGTTGACGCCGGCCGGGAGATCGAAGTCAGCCGCGAGGAAGAAAAGCGCACTGGCCGCAAGGCGCGCGGCATCATCGTCCCGCATCAAGTGCTGATGGAGCGCCGCGCGGGCGGCCAGGTGGTCGGCACGCCCGAGCTGGGCGGTGTGCTCGCTCCCGATCGCTTCCGCCCTGATCTGATGGTCAACCCGCTGTTTGCGGCATCGGTGTTGCCCAAGCTCGGCGTGACGACGATCGAGGCGGGGCCGGGCAATCAGGTGCTTCCGAAGTGGCTGACATCGGGCACCGTCGAGTGGATCGGCGAAAACGCCGAGCCGACCGAGAGCGAAGCGACGTGGGGCACCATCACCCAGTCGCCGCACACCGCCGCTTGCACCATGAGCTATTCTCGGCGAACGCTGCTCAACGCCACGCCGTCAATCGACGCGCTGTTGCGATCGGACATCACCCGGCAAGTCGCCATCGCGATCGACCGCGCAGCCATTAACGGTGCCGGCGGGCTGGAACCTCTCGGCCTGCTCAGGCAGCCGGGCTTGCCGACAATCTCCCTCGGCGCGGTCGGCGGACCCGTCACGCTGCCGCTGCTGATCGACCTCGCCGCCGCGCCGGACATCGCCGACGCGGGCGCCGCCGGGCCGGCTTGGCTGACGACCGGCAAGGCAATGGCGTCCATCCTCAAGCTGCAAGACGGCGATGGCAGATACATGATGCTCGGCGCGTCCGGTTCGCTGCTCGGCTATCCGGTTGTCCGAAGCTCCACGGTGCCGAGCAATCTGACCAAGACCACGGGCACCGCCTTGTCGGCGGTGATCTTCGCGTACTGGCAAAACATGATCGTCACCATGTGGACTGGCTTGGACGTTTTGAGCGATCCGTACACGCGCGGCAGCACGGGTGCCGTCCGCATCTACGCTTTCCAAGACCTCGACGTTGGCGTGCGCCACATCGAGAGCTTCGCCGCGTTCGTGGACGTGGCAACCGGGCCGTGAACACTCCGGCGCTGGAATATCGCGCCGGCCTGGAATTGCGGGCCGTCGCCGGTCGCAAGTTGGTCGGCATCGCCGCGCCCTACGGCGTGTCGGCCGACCTCGGCAGCTTCCGCGAGACGTTCGCGCCGGGGTGCTGGGCTGCCACGCTGGCGGCACCGGAGGCGGTGGTTGCCCTGCACGACCACGACCCCACGCGGCTGTTGGGCAGGGTCAAGGCGGGCACTCTGACGATCGCGGACGATGCGCGCGGCCTCGCCTTCACGCTGCTGTTGCCGAACACGCAAGCGGGGAATGACGTGTTGGAGCTTGCCCAACGCGGCGACATCGGCGGCGTGAGCGTCGGCATGAAGGTGTTAGACCAGCACTGGCCAACGCCCGATCGCCGGGAAATCCGCGCCGCCTCTCTCGTGGAATTGAGCATCGTCTCAAGCTGGCCCGCCTATCCCGACACGAGTGTTGCGCTGCGCTCGCGCGCGGACATCGCGCCGCCGATCCTGTCGCCCGCCGCCCGTCGCCGCCTGTTGGACATGCTGTAGCGATGGGCATTTTCTCAAAATTGTTCGGCGGCAAGGTCGAGACGCGCGGGCAGGTGCTTGACGTGCTCGGCGGCATCGTCGGCCCGCACGCGGCCGAAAACCTTGCGACCATCGCGGCGTGCGTCGGCGCCATCAGCAGCGGCCTCGCGTCTCTGCCGATCCTTGTCTATGCGCGCAGCACCACGAGCCGCAGGGAAGCGGCAACGCATCCCGTCGCGAGTGTGCTGCGAGATGCGGGGCCGGACTTCATCGAAACCCTCATGTCGTCCACATGCCTTCACGGCAACGGCATCGCCGTCATCGGCTACGACGCCGCGAGCCGGCCGGCATCGTTGACGCCGATCCCGTGGAACCAGTGTCGCGTTTCGATGCTGCCGAGCGGCACCTTGGCGTACGACGTGACGCCGGCTTCCTATCCGTACGGGCCGGTCGGCGCACCGAAGCGGTATCTTCAAGAGGACATCATCCATCTTCGCGATCGGTCGGACGATGGCTTGATCGGCCGCAGTCGCATTTCCCGATCCGCCGAAGTGATCGGCAACGCCATCGCCTTGCAGGAGTTCGCAAGCGCCGCGTGGAGAAATCAGGGCACGCCGTCCGGCGCGGTGGAAATCGAGGCATCGCTGAACGAGACGCAGTACCGGCGCCTGTCGGAGCAAGTCGATAGCAGCGTGCGCGGCGTGGCGAACGCGCGGAAGGTGCTGATCCTCGACAACAAGACGACGTGGAAAAGCATCTCCATTTCGCCGGAGGACGCCGAAGTGCTGGCCTCGCGGCGCTTCACGGTGGAGGAATTGTGCAGGCTCTACCAGGTGCCGCCGCCACTTGTTCAAAGTTACGAATTTAACACGTTCACCAATTCCGCCGCCGCCGGGAGATGGTTCGCGCAATTCTGCCTCGCATCGTGGGCGCGCAAGCTCGAAGCGGAGCTTGGCCGAAAGCTGCTGTCCTCCGGCTACGAAATCGAAATCGACCTGTCCGGCCTGTTGCGCGGCGACCCGGAAACCCGCTGGGCCTCCAACGTCGCCGCCGTCAACGCCGGCATCCTGAGCGTCAACGAAATCAGAGAGGCCGAAGGCTATGGCCCGGTGCCGGGCGGCGAGCTGCCGCAGCGCCAGGCGTCACCAATTCCGGCGGGCTTGGGGAGCGCGCCGGAAGCCGGGGCCGGCGGCGTCCATCGGGATGAGGGAGCCGCCGGTTCGCTGCTCAATGGCGCGGGCGGCCGCGCATGAGCTGCGCGTTGCCACGCGACCGGCTTTGCGCGGTGCTCGCCCGGCTGGAAAGCCCGTTCGACGGCGAGCGCGCGGCGGCGGGGTTGCTTGCGTCGCAGATGATCCGCCGCGCCGGCCTGACGTGGCCTGACGTGCTGGCGCCGATGCCAGCGATGCGACCCAAAGCGGAGGACTGGTGCGCCACCGTCTCCGCCTGCCGAGCGCGGCAGGACAGGTTGACCGAATGGGAGCGGGCCTTCCTGAGCGAGCTTTTGACCTATCGCCGCCGGCCGTCCGGCAAGCAGTTGGGCATCCTCGCCGGCATCGCGGCGCGTGCGCGGGCCTGATGCCACGCCACGGTGCCCTGCCGCCCAACCTGAGCCCGCGCGGAATCTGCCGCGAAGCCGCCGCCGAGTACGTCGGTGTCTCTCCGAACACCTTTGACGAGATGGTGAGAGACGGCCGGATGCCAAAGCCGAAGCACATCAACGCCCGGAGGGTGTGGGATGTGCGCGCGCTCGACATCGCCTTTGTCGCGCTGCCGAGCGACGGAGACGCAAACCCCTGGGACGAGGTAATGCAGCCATGACGCGCATCGAGCTGGCGTACGTCCATCGGTTCACAGATCGGCACGGACACCTCCGCTACTACTTCCGCCGACCGGGCCACCCCCGCGCCAGGCTGCCCGGCCTGCCCGGCTCGGCGGAATTCATGGCGGCTTACCAAGCAGCGATTGGAAAGACGCCGCTGGCGATCGCCGCCAACAAGACCGTGGTGGGCAGCTTCAATGCGTTGGTGGTGCGGTACTACGCCAGCGCCGAGTTCCGGCAGCTCGCCGCCGTCACGAAGGCGACATACCGAAACCGGATGGAGCGGCTTCGCGTGGACCACGGCGACAAGCCGGTGTCGGGGCTTCGGCGGGAGCATGTGCGCGCGATCGTCGCGAAGCACGCCGACACGCCCGCAATGGGCAACGGCTTTTTGAAGATGCTGCGCATCCTGATGAAGTTCGCGATGGATGAGGGCTGGCGGCGCGACGATCCGACGTACCGCGTGAAAAACCTGCGCTCGAAGTCCGAAGGCTTCCACACTTGGTCGGAGGCGGACATCGCCGCGTTCGAGGCGCGGCACCCGTCCGGCTCGCGCGCCCGGCTGGCGCTGGCGCTGCTCCTCTACACCGGCCAGCGCAGGGGCGACGTGGTACGTATGGGCCGGCAGCACGTTCGGGCCCGGCGTATCGACGTGCGGCAGAACAAGACGGGCGTGCGCCTGTCCCTGCCGATCCATCCCACCTTGCAGGCCGAGCTTGCCTCCGTCCCTGCTGATCGGCTGACGTTCCTGACGACCGAGGCGGGCCGGCCGTTCACCCCGGACGGGTTCGGCAACTGGTTTGCCGATCGCATCCGGGAGGCCGGCATCACGAAGGGTTGTTCGGCGCACGGGCTGCGCAAGGCGTGCGCGCGCCGGCTGGCCGAAGCTGGTTGCTCAGCGCACGAGATTGCGTCCATGACGGGCCACCGCAGCTTGCGCGAGGTCGAGAGATACACGCGGGCGGCGGACCAGGTTCGGCTGTCCGACAACGCTATTGCCTCACTCGGAGGCCGGAGGAAGCGCGAGGAAGGGAACGGAGCGTGAAGGTCGCTGGCAACCCGCTGCGAACGGGTTGCCAGCTTGTCCATCAACCCATTGAACAGGCACAGTAAAATGGATCGTTTGGAGGTCCGGGCCGGAATCGAACCGGCATTCGAGGATTTGCAGTCCTCTGCATCA